ACATTCCCAAGAATTACAGATCCATATTATAATGGGTCTGAGGTGAGAACTGTTGGAACTTCTACAATCTTTAGTACTTTTGTTGGATTCTCAACTATTACACAGTACAGTTATGATTCTAGCGGAACTATTCAGTATGCAGAAAGAATTCAGAATTTTGTTGACGAAGGTTATTCTGGATATGACATTCTTGAGGCAATTGATGGTGCAAATCTAAGAATTTTTACTGGACTCGGTACTGCATATTATCAATATGCACGAGGTGGATCAGTTGAAAAACCTGTTTACATTGATATTACACAACCAGATCCATACTTTAATAGAAGATTAGAATACATTGAGGGTACTAGTGGAATCGGTACTAATGCTGTAGTAAGATTCAGAGTCAATGTCGATGGGGATATTCAAGAATTTGATCTTACGGAAGAAGGCATTGCTTATAAAGTTGATGATTCGTTAACAGTTTCTGGTATATCTACCGATGTACGAGTTGGAGTTGTTACAGAATTCCGATTAAATGTCATTGAACTTGATAATGACAAGTTTGCTGGTTTTTACTTCGGACAGTTTATTTTATTTGATAACATTTCTACGTTCTTTGATGGTCAACGTAAAAAGTTTACTCTATCGGTAACGACTGGCGGAACTACTGAGATTCTCAGTCTTAAGACCATCTCTGGTAGTGATATGGATGTAACTAATAACATCTTTATCTACATTAATGATATTCTACAAACCCCAGGTGAGTCTTATATCTTCAAAGGAAGTAGAGTTATTTTCTCCGAAGCACCAAAACCAGGATCTAAGTGCTCTGTTTTCTATTACAGGGGATCAACAAAAGATGTTGAGACAATTGAACCACCATTAACAGTAAAACCTGGAGATGTTGTTAAGATCAATGAAAATAAGCTTAATTTCTTTGATCTTGATCAATTTGAGAGAACTGGTAAGAGGATTGTTGCTTCTGATGTCTTAGAGACATTTACTTATGATAGCGTTGGTATTGATACTGACCAAACTGCAGAGAGACCACTTACTTGGGAAAAACAAAAAAGAGACAAAATTGTTTCTGGAACTTTGGTTCCAAAAGCCAGACCAAGTTTAAAAGCCAGAGTTACTCCAACAACCAGACTTATTAAAAATGTTGGAGAAAGTGATAATGTCATTTATGTTGAAAATGCTTTCCCAACTTTCTCTGAGATTGATTTGTTGACACAGGCTGAGAGAAATGCTGTTATTTTTGAGGACGTTTCAATTAAATCTGGTATTTTAAGTACAAAAGTTTCTACTTCTTCTAGTATTTCTGAAATTTTGATCTTGGATGGTGGTGAAGGATATAAGAACATCACCAATCCCAATGTTTCTATCTCAGAAGCTCTTATTGAAAGAAAAGATCCAATTTCCGATTGGAAGTTTGATTCGATTACTGGTATCACCAGTTACGTCAGATGGAAAGCAATATCGAGAGAAGTTCCAATTGTTGCTGTTGGTGAAAGTAGTCAATATATCAATACGAAGAGTGGTGAGTTTTGGGAAAGAGGAAACATCGGATATGGTGGAACAATTATGTTCAATGCCGTTGGTGTAGGATATAGTATCTTATATCCAACTAAGCATCATGTAGCTGTTGCTGGATCTTTTGGTAAGATATCTACAACTGTTGCTATTGGAAATAGTCTTGCTCCATTTACTCCAGTAAATCTAAAAGAAGTCAGACAAGTTCCTGCTATTAATTCTTCGGTTACATATGATAGTGAGTATGAAGGCGATTTTAGAGGAATTGTTTATGAAGGAACCACAGATACTTGGGTTACTGTGGGAACTGCAGGATCCATCTTTGTTGCCACTGGAATCGGATCAACAGCATTCTTCAGTGAGTTCTCAGGAACCTTAGAAGACCTTAATGCAGTAACTTATGGTCAGAGTGAATACATTGCAGTTGGTAATGGTGGTGCTGTTATTGCTTCCAATAATGGAAGAATCTGGTCTATCAAGAACAGTAACACGTTTAATAATATTCGAGATGTTCTGTTTGATGGTAATAGATTTATTTACGTTGGTGACGGTGGAACCATCGGTATTTCTACAGACAAGAACTTCTGGCAACCATTTAGTCAACAATTGCCAGCAGGTACAGTTTCTCCCGCTACTTTTGACTTTGCTCGTCTTAAGTATGTTGATGGATTCTATGTTGGAATTAGTACTGTAGGTGATTTATACTATTCCTTTGATCTTGCCAATTGGAACTCTAGACCAGTTAATCATTCTGAAGAAATTGAAGACTTGGTTGAAACTGGTTTTGGAGTTGAACAGTTGCGAGTAATTGCGGTTGGTTCTGGAACCACAGTTTTATATGCCGATCCAGTTATTAATAGAGCAACTGGTATTGCTTCGGTTACTGCAGGTGTAGTTACATCAGTTTCCATAACTAATGGTGGATTTGGATATAGAATTGGATCTAGTCCCCCAGCAATCATTGATATTGATTCTACTAAGTCTGAAGAAATTTTATCATTCAGAACAGAGGGTGATTTTGGAGTTATTGTAGGTGTCAACACATTTGTTCCTGGTATCGGATTTAGTGTTCCACCTAGACTTGAATTTGCTCTAAAATCTGATTTTAATGATAATACCAATCTTGGATATGGATATTCTTCATTGAATACACTTGGAGTTAATTACTCTCAGTTGCAAAAAGATGATTATTTTGTAATTTACGATAGTCCACTAGTTGTCGGTCACGCTCTGACTGGTATTACTACTTCTATTGGCGGATATGCAAATTATCCTGCAAATAAAGTTGGTATCATTTCCGCTGGTGAATATCTTGGTGGAGTCTTTAGAGTTGAAAAAGTTACTGATGTTGACGTTCTTTCTGGAGTAGTTACTGTGACCTGTGCTTTCCAACCAGGTCCAAATAATAATAGTGATATTCAAGTTGGTGTTGGTACTACGGCAACTATCGATACTTACTGGGGTAAATATAGTTGGGGTAAGATTTACGGTTACCAGAATCGTAGTCAAGGATTACCACAGTCTTTCTTTGTGAATCCAGACGCTGGTTTAGTAGGACTTTCTACCGCAGCTATGGTCTCTAGAGAAAAACCTTTAACTTAACCACTAAATAAGTAAAAAACCACAGCGACAATGCCTGCAATTATATCGGAACAATTTAGGATTCTCAATGCGGAGACTTTTGTAAAAAGTTTCGTTGGGGTTGGATCAACCGTCAATAAGTATTATGCTTTTATTGGCCTTCCCAACTCTCTTGAACCAAAGGCTGGTGGAACTCCCGACTGGACTACAAACACTCCAGCTCCTTTAGATGGATTTGAAGAAGAGTATTCCATTAAGGAATCTATCATTGCGATGAAGAAGATTACTGACAAGGATGTCAGGAGACTGGTTAGAAAAGTTGAATGGGTTGCTGGTACAACCTATGAAATGTATAGACATGATTATAATATTTACAATTTGACACCAATTACTGCACAAGCAAGTTTGTATGAAGCAAACTTTTATATTGTTAATGAAGATTTGAAGGTTTACGCCTGTCTACAGAATGGATCTGACCCAGAGAACCCTAATGGTCGTCCTTCATATGATCAACCAACATTCATTGACTTAGAACCTAGAGCCGCAGGTACATCTGGTGATGGATATATTTGGAAATATTTGTATACTATTAAACCTTCGGAAATTGTAAAATTCGATTCAATCGAATATATTCCCGTTCCTGAAGATTGGGGTAGAACTGGTGAGTCTGTCGCTACTAAAAATAATGCAATCGATGGAAAAATTGAAGTAGTTATTATTGATAATAGGGGAACTAACTACCAACCAATTTCCACCTCTTTTGCCAATGTTCCTATTTTGGGAGATGGTAATGGAGGAAAGGCGACTATTACAATCGATTCCTTCGGAAAGATCTCTGAGGTCTTTGTTACTGATGGTGGGGAGGGATATACCCATGGATCCATTCAGTTCTTCCCAGGCGCGCCTGGAAGTCAGTCTGGTGGACCTTTAGAGAACCTCACCAATACGGGTATTGGTACAACTGCTATTGGTCAGTTCTCTGTTATTATTCCACCAAAAGGTGGACATGGATATGACATTTACAGAGAATTGGGTGCGTATAGAGCACTACTTTATGCTAGATTTGAGACTCTAGAAACCAATCCAGACATTATTGAGGGTAATGACTTTGCTAGGGTTGGTATTATTAAAAATCCAACCGTATTTGGAAGTAATCAAGAACTTCTTGATACCTCTCTTGTTAGTGGACTAAAAGCACTTAAGTTGGGTGGTGTTACTACATCAACAACATATGCTGTAGACTCCGTAATCACACAAACAGTTGGTCTCGGATCAACTGCTATTGGTATGGTTGCTTCTTGGGATAATATCTCTGGGGTCCTTAAGTATTATCAACCAATGGGACTCGCTTCTAGTGAGAGTGGTTATAAAATTGTTGAGTTTACTTCTACACCTGACGCTGGATATGGTAGAACAATTGGTGGAACTTCAGTTGTAGGACCACTTTTAGAAATTAACAGTGAATTTAACGGTGTCTCTACCTCAATAAATAACAAGACATACCAGCTAGGACTAGACTTCGTTTCTGGAATCTCTTCCGCTGAGTATAATACGAAATCTGGTGAAATTATCTACATTGATAATAGAGTTGCAATCCCCAGGTCTTCAAGTCAAAAAGAAGATATCAAGATCGTACTGGAGTTCTAAAGAACAATGCCACAAAATACTAATCTCAATGCGTCTCCATATTTTGACGATTTTGATGATCAAAAGAATTATCAGAGAGTCCTATTCAAACCAGGACTTCCAATTCAATCTAGGGAATTAACAACACTTCAATCTATTCTTCAGAATCAGGTTGAAAAATTTGGTAGGCATTTTTTCAAAGAGGGTTCTGTTGTAATCCCAGGACAAATTGCTTATGATGATGATTATGCATGTGTGCAAATCGATGACACCCACTTAGGACTACCAGTTTCGCTTTACCTAAATTCTCTGAAAGGTAAGTTAATTAAAGGTGAAACTAGTGGAGTAACAGCAAAAGTAGAATATTCTATTACAAATAGACAATCTGAAAGAGGAAATTATACACTATACATTAAATATCAGGGATCCAGTGATCAAGACTTCTCAAGATCTACATTCGTTGATGGTGAAGATCTTTTAGTACAAGAGGATGTTAATTATACTCTATCCAGTATTAGAGCAGGCACTAGTTTTGCTACAACCATTATTTCTCAGTCCACTCAGGTTGGATCTGCTGTAAAAATTGCCAATGGTGTATATTTCATCAGAGGATTTTTTGTCGAAGTACTAGATCAGACAGTAATCCTGGATCAATATGGAAATAAGCCTAGCTATCGAGTTGGTCTTCTTGTAGATGAAAAAATCGTAACAGCATCTTCATCCAATGAGGATCTTTATGATAATGCTAGAGGATTTTCTAACTTTGCTGCTCCAGGCGCAGATAGATTTAAAATTTCCACAACTTTAGTTAAAAAGTCTTTAACTGACTTCAATGATGAAAACTTTATTGAACTTCTTAGAGTTGAAGATGGTATTGTTTCTAAGTTTGTAAAGTCATCTGACTATAACTTAATTCGCGATGAGTTAGCCAGAAGAACATACGACGAATCTGGTGACTATTATATTAGACCTTTTAGTGTTTCGGTAAAAGAGAACCTAAATGATAGAATTGGAAACGATGGAGCTTTCTATTCTAACCAAATAACCCAACAGGGAAATAAACCATCAGAATCTTTTATCAGTTTATCTGTTGGTCCTGGTAAAGCATACGTTCGTGGGTATGAAGTAGAAACTCTCAATACAACTACCATCGATGTCCCTAAACCAAGAGGGACTGAAAAATTATTTAATGAATCGATTCCATTTTCTCTTGGTAAGCAAATCGAACTTAATAATGTCTATGGATCTTCCACAATTGGCATTGGAACTGATACTTATGTAAACCTTCATAAAAATAGAACTTCAACTCCTGGTAGTGCAAGTGGTATTCATATCGGGGTTGCTAGACTATATGATATGAAGTTGAAAAATGCTCAATATGTAGATGCATCTACTATTTTTGAGGCATCTTTATACGATATCCAAACATTTACATACATTGAAATCAACACTCACATGTTGATCAATACTCCTGCTTTGATTGAAGGTCAAAGTAGTGGAGCTACTGGATATGTTTACGAAACAGTAAATGATGTAAGGCAAGTAAAACTATATCAAGTTAATGGTCAATTCCAAGAAGGGGAAGAGATTTATATTAATGGACAATCAGTTTCCAGATCTATTACTAGAGTTGAGGATTATTCAATTGAAGATGTTCGTCAACTGGTAGGAACTGGATCAGTTCCATTTACTGCAGATACGAGACTAAACAAAGGAACTTTAATCGCATCTTTAGGATCTCAATTTAGTATTACTGCTGAGTCTGCAGGTGTTTCTACTGCAACTTGTGCATCTTTAGAATTTAGTACTAATATTGGTATTAGAACTGGTGATATTATCAGATATAGTGTCTCTGGTAATACTGTTCCAGTTTTCAACGCAATTAAAGAAATTGATATATCTAATAAACAAATCGTACTTGAAGCCACGACAAATGTAACTAATGTGAACGTTGGAACTCTTCCAGTAAGTCAATTGACCGCTAATGACTTCTTTAAGGTTTCTACGGAAGTCTTGAATACAAATAAGTCTTTCCTGTATTCTGAATTAACCAAACCAAATGTAGCTTCTGTTGATTTCACTGGATCAGACATTATTTTCAGGAAAACATATAGTGTTTCTATTGCTTCTGGATCGTACAGTGCTACCCTAGAATCTGATGCATCTCTAACTCTAGAACCATTTGACGAAGAAGATTACAATTTAACCTTCCACTCTACTGGAGTTGTTGAACCTCTCAATAATCAAAAACTAACTGTTAGTGGAAGAACTATTACTCTTTCTGGATTAAGTGTTTCAAGTGGAAATGCAACCCTCACTGTAACTTGGAAGAAAGTAAATGTAAAGGCAAAAAATAAGGTATTTAAGAGAGCATCTACAAATACTATTAGTCTTTCCGCAAAAAATTCTTCTGGTATTGGTGTTACTACTATTGAAGATGGATTGACCTATAGCACTATCTATGGAACTAGAGTTCAGGATAAGAGATTGTCCATCGGAGTTCCCGATGTATCAAACGTTCTTGCTGTTCTTGAATCGTCATCTCAAACCGATCCACAATTCCCAGTTCTTGTTCTATCCAATCTCAATGCAAATATATTGAATGCACTGAGAGGGGAGAAGATGGTTGGACAGACTTCTGGTGCCGCTGCAGTTTTTGTTGACAGTAATGGTTCCAACGAAGTAGATTTTGTTTATAGAAATGAAAATGCTTTTGAACTTGGAGAAGAAGTTGTATTTGAAGAATCAAATTTGACAGCAACTGTTTTATCTTTTGTCCCTGGAGATAGGGACATTAAGGATAATTTTGAGTTTGATGCGGGACAAAGAGAAGATTATGTTGATTTTTCCGCTCTAGTAAGAAAACCAGGATCTGAGGCACCTACCAGAAGGATTACTATTGTATATAACCATTTTGTAATTGAACAATCCGACCCTGGTGATTTTGTAGCTATTAACTCTTATGATGCAGATTTATATGCAACCGAAGTTCCCCTAATTGAAGGATACCAACCAGCATCTGATGTTCTTGATTTTAGACCAAGAGTATCTACAGTAGCTTCAAATAGATCACCTTTCGAATTTTTGTCTAGAAATTTTGATCCATATACATCTTCTTCTACTCTTGTAGTTGCTAAGGATAAATCGGTCAATGTAAGTTATGATTACTACCTCGGCAGAATTGACAAATTGTATCTAAGTAAAGATGGTATTTTTAGTTTGTCTGTTGGTGTTCCTGCTATTCAACCGAAGGTGCCAAACACTATTGAAAACGCACTTGAGATAGCAACAGTTTATCTTCCACCATATGTTTATACTGCGTCCCAAGTAGAATTAAAACTTGCCAGACACAAGAGATATCGTATGAAGGATATCTCTATTATCGAAGACAGACTCAAGAACGTTGAATATTATACGGCACTATCCCTACTTGAGTCCGAAACTGCCAACCTTGCATTGAAGGATGCTCAGACAAATCTCGATAGATTTAAGTCTGGATTCTTTGTCGATAACTTCAAGTCAACTACTGGTGGTGATGTTACTAACTCACAGTATAGGGCCAGTGTAGATCCTGTTGATGGGAGACTAAGACCACAACACTATACTACTTCTTTAGACCTTCTCCTTGGTTCTGAAGCAATCGTTGGTGCAGCAACTTCGTCTAGTCCCGCTTCTGATTATAGATTTGTAAGTGATCTTGGGGATAGAAATGTCAAGAGAATTGGTGATGTTGTATGTCTGAACTATAGTGACAAAACATTCCTTGAGAATAAGTTTGCTACAAGAATTGAAAATGTTAACCCATTTGCTGTTGTAAACTGGATTGGTCAAATTGAACTCAATCCATCTACAGATACTTGGATTGAAACTAGAAGATCTTCTGCAACATATGATGTAGAGGGAAGTTTCAATACAGCTTTGGGTATTACAGGTGCTGATAGTAATACTGGTATGTCTCCGATTGATTGGGGATCTTGGGAAACCACTTGGACTGGTAGAAGTGTATCTAATGGACCTACAGTTTTAAGACAGAATACTACAACAGTAACTGGAAGCAACACCAGAAGAGTAGGTGGATTTGTACCTGGTAGAGGTATTAGACAGGTAACAACAACTAATCTAAGAACTAGAACCGCTAGTATTAGGGAACAGACAGTTACCACAACAACTAACCAAACTAGACAGGGTATCCAGTTTAGGGTTGGTGAAAGATTTGATACAACTACTCTAGGTGATAGAGTGGTCTCTACAGAAGTCATCGCAACGATGAGATCTAGAAATATTGAATTTGTTTGTAGAAGACTAAAGCCCAACACACGACTTTATGCCTTCTTTGATAATATTGATATGAACAAGTACATTGTTCCTAAACTAATCGAAATTGAAATGGTTAGTGGAACATTTGGTGCTGGTGAGACTGTTGTTGGAACAGTTACAAATGGAAACGCATCTTGTAGATTCAGACTCGCTCAGACGAATCACAAATATGGAACATATAATAATCCATCACAGACTTATGTAAATAATCCATATTCTCCATCTTCCACAATTCCTTCTACATATTCGTCAACTTCCACAATCTTGAATGTTGACACTGCATCTTTAGAACTCCAGTCTGCATCTGGATTCTTTGGTCATCTTGCTAAGGGAATGAAAATTGTTGGTCAGTCTAGTGGAGCAGTTGCTACCGTTAAAGATATTAGACTTATTACTGACAAGGCTGGTGTAATTATTGGATCTTTGTTCCTACCTGATCCAACTGTTCCATCTGCTCCTACATTTAATACTGGATCTAAGACTTTCACTTTAACAAGTAGTTCTACAAACCAGACAATCTCTGGATTTACCGATAGTTCCGCAGAAAGCACTTTCACATCCTCGGGTACTCTCCAGAATGTAGAAGAAGCAACTCTCAGAATTAGAAATGCAGATGTTCAGAGAATTCCAAGATCTCAAGACAGAACTCTCACAAATAGTGATACTAGACTTGTTGCTGATGTAAGTTTCAGAAATAGATCTACTACACAAACTAGATGGGTTGACCCACTGGCACAATCTTTTGAGGTTCCAGATATTAATGGAGTATTTCTCACCAAGTGTGATGTATACTTTAGATCTAAGGATACCAATTCTCTACCTGTT